ACGGCGCCCCGTCTGAATTCACGGGCAACCCCGCGACGGATCATGGCAACGCCAACGAGCAACGAGCCCTTTTGTGCTTCATGCGTCAGACCGGGCTAGCCGTCGAGCAATGCGGTTTCTTTCCCTGCGGCGACCGAATGGGCGCCAGCCCGGACGGGTTGACGAATGACGGCGGAGTGCTGGAACTCAAGGTGCCGTTCGGCCTGCGCAACGCCCAACAAGCCGAATTTAAGCCCCTTGCAGATCAGCCCCACTACGCCGCCCAAGTGCAGATGGAAATGCTGGCCGCTGGTCGCACGCACGCCTATTTTGCGCAGTACGTGGCCCCAAAAGGCGACTCGCTGTCATTTGATTACGTGCCCGAGCAGATGCACGTCGAGCGCGTGGAGGCCGACCCCGAGTGGATCGACCGCGTACTGCCTGACCTGAGTGCATTTCACGACCTGCTGCTGTCTGAGCTTGACAACCCCGAGCACTTGGAGCCCCTGCGCGTGTCGATTGACACGGAAGACGTGGCGGCAAAGCTGGCCGAATTGGACATGCTGCGCAAGCGGCAGAAAGAGGACGAGGCAGCAGAGAAGGCGATCCTAACCGAGCTTGTCAAGCTGGCCGATGGCAAAAACGCGCTGCTTTGTGGCCGCAAGCTGACCAAGACAAAAGACGGCGAGAGCGTGGCATACGCAAAAGCCCTGGCTGCGCTGCTGCCCGATGCCGACCTCAAGCCGTGGACTAGCCCTAAAAAGGGTGGGTGGAGGTTGACATGATCCAGCCACGCTACTACCAACAGGAAGCGCATGATGCTGTAATCGAGCACTGGCGCCGCTCCACTTTGCCATGCTTGGTCGAAGCGGCGACCGGGTCGGGAAAGAGCGTGATTGTCGCCATGCTTGCCAAGACCCTGCACGGCTTGAGCGGCGGCAAGCGCGTGCTGTGCCTTGCGCCGTCAGCCGAGCTTGTGACCCAGAATGCCGACAAATATAAGGCGATGGGTGAGCGATGCAGTATTTATAGCGCAAGCGCGGGCAGCAAAAGCCTGCGGCATCAAGTGGTTTTTGCGACCGAAGGCACGTTCAAAAGTCAGGCCAAGCGCCTAGGCGCGGATTTTGCGGGCGTGATCGTAGACGAGTGCCACCGGATCACGCCCACAATCAAACAGATCATCTCTGACATGCGTGCTGTCAATCCCAATCTTAGGGTTTGTGGCTTGTCGGCCACGCCTTATAGGCTGTCAGACGGGCTAATTTTTGGGATTGACCCGGACGGCCGGGCGATGCCACCCGATGTGGCGCGAGAGCCGTATTTCCACCAGTGCGTCTACGTGATCGGGGCGCGGCTGCTGCTTGATCTTGGCTTTCTGACGCCACTGCGGGCCGCTGCGATCAATGCCGAGAGCTATGACACGGACGGGCTCAAGGTGCAGGCGAACGGGAAATTCTCGGATGCATCGCTGAAAGCTGCGTTTGAGGGATGGGGCCGCAAGACCAGCGCGATCATCGCGGACGTGGTGGCCCAGACCCAGGACGCGACGGGTGTGATGATCTTTGCGGCGACGGTGCAGCACGCACGGGAGGTGATGGCGAGTTTGCATCCCGACAATGCGCGCTTAGTGACCGGCGAGACGACAAAGGCCGAGCGAGACAAGATCATTTCAGACTACAAAGCCCGCAAGTTTTTGCACCTCGTCAACGTGTCGGTGTTGACGACTGGCTTTGATGCTCCCCACGTCTCACACATTGCCATCCTACGTGCCACCGAATCCGTGAGCCTGTTACAGCAGATCATGGGCCGTGGTATGCGTCTGTACGAGGGCAAGACGGAATGCGTGGTGCTTGACTACGCGGGCAACCTTGCCCGGCACATGCCCGATGGTGATCTGTACGCGCCCCAGATCAAGGCGGCATACCAGTCGGCGGGTAGCAGCACCCTCGAATGCCGATGCGAAGACTGCGGCCGGGTCAACCTCTTTTCAGCCCGGCCCAACGAACACGAATACCAGATCGACGAGTACGGTTATTTTGCCGACCTTGACGGCAACAGGATCACGGTACCGGACAACAAGGGGAAGCAAGTGCCCATGCCCGCCCACTTTGGTCGGCGATGTCAGCACGTCAACTTGCGTACGGGTGAGCGGTGCGACTATTACTGGTCTTGCAAAGTGTGCCCTGTGTGTGAGCATGCCAACGACATTGCGGCGAGGTTTTGTGGGGGCTGTAAAGCAGAGATTGTCAACCCGAACGACAAGCTGATTGAGTTTTTCACGGCCCACAAAAAAGACCCAACCCAGCCCCAGACAGACCCCGTTGTGTCGATAGACTACGTGCGCGGGATCAGCAGGTCTGGCAATGACATGCTGACGGCCAACATTGTGACGACGCGGCGGAAGTTTTCGGTGTACCTGCTGGAAAACAGCACATGGGCGGCGTCAAAGAAGACCGCATTCGCCCAGGGCACGGACGAATTCACGCGCACTCCCCGGACGATCAGCTACGTCAAAGAGGGGGATTTTTGGAAGGTGCTGGGCTTTGATCGGCCAAGTGATGAGGAGGTTTTGCAGATGAGGTTGTCAACAACTGGAGGACATAGTGCATGAGTTGGCTTTATTCGCAGGCGCTGGCATACTGAAGCCACTTATTCAGGGGGCTTTATGGAAACCAAGCGATGCAGCAAGTGCGGTAATGACTTGCCGCTGTCTGAGTTCTACCAGCGCACTAGCGCAAAGTCGCACCACTCAGCATGCAAGGTGTGCGAGCGGGCAATGGCAAAGGACTGGTACGAACGTAACAAGGACAAGGCCACAGCAAAAGTCAAGGAGTGGCGGCAACAGAACGTCAATGCGGTCAGGCAGTACCGGGCCGACAATCGGCAGAAGCACTACCGCCAAGAAATCATCAGAAAGTATGGCGTGGAGCCGACATGGTTTGACGACCAACTACACCGCCAAGGAAACACCTGCAAGTGCTGCAAGCGCCCGTTCCAATGGGGCGACAAGCAAACAACGCCGCACGTCGATCATTGCCACGACACGCAGGCAATTCGCGGCATCCTATGCAACCGATGCAACAGCGTTCTTGGCTTGTGCGAAGACGACGACAAGTTGCTTTCGGCATTGGCGAGGTATCTAAGGAAATGACATGGCTGATAAGTCGCGCGCTGATGGAGGATTACGCGAACTCGCGCTCTTCGCTGGGGCTGGTGGAGGAATACTCGGCGGGCACTTGCTCGGCTGGCGAACTGTGTGCGCCGTCGAATGGGAGCCCTACGCCGCAAGCGTTCTTGCCCAGCGCCAAAATGACGGCTTTCTCCCGGCCTTCCCGATTTGGGATGACGTTCGCACCTTTGACGGACGCCCTTGGAGAGGAGTTGTTGATGTCATATCTGGCGGGTTTCCATGCCAAGACATTAGCGTCGCCGGGAAAGGCGCAGGCATCACCGGAGCCCGGTCCGGGATGTGGTCCCACATGGCCCGCATCATTGGCGAAGTTCGACCGCGATTCGTGTTCGTGGAAAACAGCCCAGCTTTGCTTACTAGGGGACTCGGAGTCGTCCTCAGTGACTTGGCCGCGCTCGGGTATGACTGCCGGTGGACAGTGCTGGGAGCTGCCGATGTCGGGGCGCCGCACCAGCGGGACAGATTCTGGCTTGTGGCCCACGCCGCTGGCGAGCAACACAAAAGCAGTACATATGCGGAGCAACGGTCGACCGGCGATGAGCTATCTGGGTCCGATATGTCCTACCCCCACCGTCTGCGGCAACTACAACCGCAAGGGGGCCAGCGCGACGAGCGGGGACGGGCTTGCGACAGCAGTTCTCCAGCGTGGCAACCATGCGAATGCTGCGACGAGTTTTTCTGCAACATTCACGGGATGCACGCCTTTGAGTGCGACTGCCCGCCTGTTGACGAGTGGGACACCGATCCCTATTCCGACCCCTACGGTAAACGATGCGATGAACTCAACCCCTCCACCAAGCCAGGTCAAGCACGACAACATCCCTGGTCATTTGCTGAGGGATGGGGAGAAGCCTGGTGGGCAGTTGAACCCGACGTGGGTCGAGTGGCTCATGGGGTGGCCGCTCGGGTGGACAGACTTAAAGCCATTGGCAATGGGCAAGTCCCATTGTGCGCTGCCGAAGCGTGGCGATTGCTGACAGGGGGCACCGCATGAAATTCCCCCCCTACCTGACAATCCACGGTGACCTCACATACCGAGGCCCCTGCCCCACCGAAACCGCCGAGCAGGTCACGGCATTTGCCCGCCTGCGGCGGATGTGGCCCGACACAATCGGGCGACTGGCGGTGCATGTGCGCAACGAGGGCAAGCGCACAGCGGGGCAAGTCTGGCACCAGAAAGCCGAAGGCATGACCCCAGGCGCACCAGACATCATCATTCCGGGGGCGCCCGCCTTGGTGATCGAACTCAAGCGCCGCGACCACACCCAAAGCAAATGGCAGCCGGGCCAGCTTGAGTACCTAGAAGCCGCGCACAAGGCAGGGGCCATGGTGTGCGTGGCATTGGGGGCCGATGCAGTGATTGAGGCCATTGAATGCTACCTAGCGCACACCACAAAGACGACATGACGTGGATTACCGAGCAGCTACGCAAGCTGCCCGGTGAGCTTCGTGGGCCTGCTGCGGAGGCTTATGCGCGGGTGTATCAGGCTGCCCACGACGCCGAGCCCGCAGAGCACAAGCGCGACAATGCGGCCCGCTATGCGGCAAACACCCGGCTGCGCGTGTACGTCAAGCGGGTGCGCAAAGAATGACCCCACAAAGCGGTGGGGCTTTCCTGCTGGGCCATGAAGGCATGGCACAATCAACACATCAACAACGGAGAAGCCGAGATGGCAAAAACACAGATTCTGAACCGATATACCGGCGCGCTACTTTTTGAGTGCGACGTGCCAGATGAGCATAGCGGCATGGCTGTGCGGTATGCGCTTGAAAAGGCGGTTGCAGACGGCGCTTCGCTGGACGGCGCTTCGCTGGACGGCGCTTCGCTGGACGGCGCTTCGCTGGACGGCGCTTCGCTGGACGGCGCTTCGCTGGACGGCGCTTCGCTGGACCGCGCTTCGCTGGACGGCGCTTCGCTGGACGGCGCTTCGCTGGACGGCGCTTCGCTGGACCGCGCTTCGCTGGAC